ACTTTTCAACGACCAGAGATACAGGTGTAACAGAACTATTGTTATCAAAATATAAACGAATAAAGTTCCAGATGTCGTTGTGGGTTCTAAGGAGATTTTCAACATTTGCCTGTAACAAAACATGCATTTGTTTATCTTGCAGTAGTGCTGAAATAACTCTTGCTTCTGTATTATTCACTGAGCCACCTCCTTGCTAATTTTCGTCTTTCTACTCTTTCTAAATTATCTTGTTCAAAATCTTTTTTACCATTAATAATCTTTTCTGCATTGTACGCAAAGTAGTTCCAGTTTGGCTCTTGAGCAATACTAAAGTAGTATTCAAGTAAATCGTAGCAACCAGATACGCCATAAGACTCTATAAGAGCATCTGAAGCCCATTGCTCTACGTTTAAATTTAAAGATGGCTTTTGCTGATACTTTGTTGTATGTAATTTACTATATCTGCTAAGCAAAGCCATACGGTCTTTGCGTTCAGCCATTACTCTAGTTCAGCAGCCTCTGCTTGAGCCTCTTTAATTTTTTCTGTTAGTTTATCTTCAACAAACTTATATACACGCTCAAATGCTTGATCTGTATTTTCACTATCACGCTTAGAATCAACAACACCAAGGTCAAGCCTTAATGACTGAAAATTACCAAGATTAAGTGTATATCCTAATGTTACTGATACTTTTGTATTATCGTTTTCCATTTACCCACCTTATTTTGTTTGTTTCTATAATTGTAGCACACTCTGTATTGATTAGATATTCTCTGACCAAACTGGAATATACCTTCCATCTTCTGTTCTCGTATATGTAAGTATACCCTCTCCCATTCGTCTTGTCAATTCCTGGCTTGTTGGTGTACTATTATTTGTTATTAATCCATCTTTTCTAGGTTGTCCAATGTGTATTGATCCTAAGATAGATCTAATTTCTTTTACATGGTCTTCTGAATAATAAGATCTAATTTGCCATCCACGCTGTCCATTTGGTCTTGCTCCAACTGGTAATGGAATAATCCCTTTTTTCATTAACTTTGGCATATATTTTCTATGACGATTAATTAACTTGGCAGTCTCAGCAACGGTATATGCCTTTTGTCTGTTACGTCTAAAATCTGTTCGTAAACAAGTTTCAAGCCTATCTTTAGTAATATTATAAACAGTAACCATACCAGTAGAACGAGAACTATGGTAAAGCCTTACGAGGTCTCCATTAAGAAACCAGATTTTTTTATTTCCTTTTACTACAGGTTCGTTATTGTACTGCTGGCTCTGGATTTTTCCTTTTGCAGTAACCATCTGCCCCTCTCACTTCCTGACGGAGGATGAAAAAAATTACGAAAACCACATGACATACAAAATGTTTCTAAATGATCTATATTGCTGTATTGTCTATCTACAAACATACGACCATTACACTTTTTACAAAAAATCATACTTTACCCTTAATTTTAATTTGGTATGCCAAGAATAATTAAATTAACTGCTAAAGATAAATCTCCAGAAGAATTAAATCTTACAAGGCCTTCAACTCTTGATGTTGTTATTGTTTTTAAAATAACACTTGCATTTTGTCCAGCAGGCGTGTTTCCAATATTTTCTAAGGTTGCTGTTACAATTGGTTTAAATTTAAAGTCGCTAGGAAAATCATATGCAAATGTTTTTTCATTTCCTGCGCTTACTGTTGAATTATTGGCTACTTCTAAATAACCACCTATAAATCTGGCTTCTGAGGTTTTTATATTTTGTTTTCCAGAGCCGACTGTATCAACAGTTGTATAATTAAATGTTGCTGAAGAAACCTCTGTAGATAATTTATTTACTGTTTCAACTAGTTTATAGATATAGGGCACATCCAAAGGTTGCCCTCGTTCTGGTAGTGGTATTCTTGCCATTTTATGCCTCCTATTTAATTATACCAGAGACAATATGCCAGAATCAAAAATAACTAACCCTGACTTTATTTCTTTTATTGATGAAGAAATTTGCACTTTAACGTGAACAGATGTAGTCCCTGTGTTTAAAAATTGATAACTGTGGGTTGGCGATGTGCCGTGATAAGAAAAAACTCCAGAATCAAATTTAACAAAAACATCATAGGATGGCCTGTTTAGTTCGTCACCCCAAACCGCTGTAATGATTGTTGCAGTAATTGACAGTGCTCCGCTAACTGTTTCAACTGGAGCAGAGTTTGTAATAAAAGTTGGAGACCAATGAGATACCCTGTTTTTATCTTCTGATATAAACCTATATCTAACAATATAAGAACCTGTGTCTGAATCTACTGGGGGCAAAGAAGATTTTGGAACTATTATTTTTTTTGTAACCATTACGTTACTCCAATAGAAAATCTAAACTCTATATAGTTTTGAGTATTAGGAGATTTAATGATAGTTTCAACATTGTCATTTTTAATAATTGTATAACCTGTTAATCCGTATAGTGGGTTTACGGTAGAAATATTTTCTAACCTTAAAGCATCTAAACCAATATAATAATCTTCAGATGGAACTAAGTTTGGTCCGCTTTCTTCGACAAGGACACAGACATAAATTTTTACTGTTGTAACAACATCCCAAGTAAAATTAGCACTTGTATAAAGTTCATTTATCTTTTTTGAAACAACAAAATATCTATTCGTTTCAAAATCTGCAATTGAATTTTCTAAATTTCCAGAACTTCCTTGATTAATTTCTGACTCAAATCTAGCAAACTCTGAACCGTCAGTTGATGAAAAATCTACTAATATTCTAATTGTATCTGGAATAGATAGAGATTCTCCATTTTTATTTATTAAAGAAAATGCCAATCTTAATTCATCATTTAGTGAGTTTTTAGTAAAATCAACATTTGCACCTGTTAATTTAATATAGTTAGATCCTTCTTCAACAACAAAATGATCTAGTGTTGGGCCACTATCTTCGCTAATTGTAAGATTTGCTTCGTTACCTTGAATTATAATAGTATTATTTAAAAACCTACATCTCTCATATCTTGATGCACGAGACGCTTCATAAAAAATAGGATTATCTGCATTTGTTTGAAAAACTGGACTTGCTACAGAAATAATATTATCATCTTGTGGACTATCAAGTGATTCTGTTTGTGTTGGAATTAGTGATGATGAAGAGGTTGTCTGATATTGCCAGGCTTCTCCAGTTGTAAATGAAAAAACTGTTTTGCTATCATATGAGCCAGCAGATGGATTTGATCCAGCAGAGTACAGTCCAATCTCAGATATTTCATATCTTTCTTCTGTTGGTAATTCTGCTGTTAAAACTATTTTGTTTGTACCGTTTTCATTTACAAAGCCTCTAGAGGAGATTGGAACACGAAACATTTCAAAATCTAAATTTTCTTTTGTAGCAAAGTCATTTGATACGTCGCCAGTTTGTAGTGGTGTAGGACCGCAGCCAACTGCAATAAATGATGCGTAGGCTGGTGCTTGCCCAAGCAGGTATTTGCCTATAATTGACTTGCCAGTATTAGTTATCAAGAGTTTGATTCTCCAAATTCCGCTTCATATATTGTACCACCTGAAGTAATTTGTATTTCAACCTCTTCCCCTACCTCAATATTTTGCGCTTCTATAACAATATTTCCAGTATTTTGATCTAAATAGACATAAGATCCACTTGGTCCACTTCCAATTTGAGGTATTTTATCTTCAAATTTTATTGAAAAGTTGGCAAAATATTTGTTTGATGTAGACTGAAGACTTAAAATGTTGTTTGGGTTATATTGTTGTTGGATTGACGATAGATTTTTAATTAAATTATAAGATACTTTTTGTCCATTGACAATGTCATTTCTTGAAATATTAATTAATTCATGTGCACCAATATTTTCAAATAAAAGATCTGTTATGACTTCAACTGGAACTGACTCATCATCAAATAAAACCGTATCTATTGGCGCTGTTTTAACTGATGTAGTTGCTACTGATGTTATTGTTTGGGCTGGCGTAGATGGTGTTGGATAGACAATTGTCGAATTATCAAAAGAGGTTCCTTCACTTCCGCCACTTACTATTGTTGGAGCACTAAACGGATTTCCACCTTCACGTCTTCTTTCTCTTTCAATTTGTCCAACCGTCATCCCCTCATAACCTGATTTACCAACTAAGGTTTTGGCTAGTTCTGTATAATAGTCAGACGTCGTGCTTTTACTTGGTTCTGGGGTAGTAGTTTTTGGCTTTTCATTGTATGGAATTCCTGGATTATTTCTTGCCCAGTTCATTGCATCTTGATATCCCATTTTTACACCTCACTTAAATATATAGTCATATTTGGTCCATTGTTATTTCTAGAGTACTCAATATTATATATTACAAAACGAGATAAACTTGAAGCAACTAAATCTAATTCAGAAGAATCTTTATAGTCTATAGTTACAATATCTCCTAACTGTAAAGTTGGAATTGCAAATATATTAACACCAACAGACTTTCTAGGTTTCATGGTTTTATCTATAACCCAACCCATCAATTTTTCAGCATCATCATCACTTTGTATATATATACTATCTATAGAAAACTCATTTTTACCATATATCATTCTGCTTTGCTTAATTTCATCATACTTTGCTTTTTCTATAACTGGTGAAACAATAAGCGTATCACCCTTTAGTTCTGGATCAGAAAAATTTCCACGCTTCTTAAAGTATTCATCTACAGTTAATTGTCGTGTAGTATCTTGAGTAAAAGTTACTCCTTGAATTCTTAAGTAGTTGCCACTAGTCTCATCAAGATTTAAAATGGCGTCTGTAGCATTAAATATTAAAAATTCTGCTCCATATGAGTCTGCTAAAAATCCAGATGTAGTATATCCTTTAACCCTATTAAATGTTGGAGAAAGTTGGGCATAAAGTGCGGGATATGCACGATCATACTTAACATCAAAATAAGCACATTCACGCATAATAGATCCAAACTCTTCAAAATACATATTATATTTTGGTGGCTCTTGTGCGCTAATTCCAGATAGATATGTTGACTGCACTACTCCACTTATGGCGTATTTTCTAAATGATTCGTTAAGATTTATTTCATTTTCTCCAAATAGGCCAGTTTCTTTATTAAAAGAATTTAAATTTTCAGTTTGTCCAAAGGCATTATTTATTTCTGGAGATATGGTTGCAACTGTATTTTGTGAATAATTTTTTGATAACGCATAAATATTTTCAAACATACACTTAGAAGATCCTCTAGTAAATAAAGCCATATTATTATAAACTGGAAGTGGATCAGAATCATCAACAACCTGAATTAATTTGTTATTAATATATAAATAAAATCTTCTTGTTTTTCCAATATCTTGATACTCTACAGACAAATCATATACCGTTGATGTTTCTTCTGATGCCAATCTTTTTTGTCCAACAAAATTTCCATCATCTACAGTAATTTTTGCAAGACCACCCCAAAGTTTAATGGGAATGGCATTGTTGTTTGCTGCATCTTTTTTAATTTTATAAAAAACTACATTATTAATAGATTTTTCAGCATTTCCTTTTTCATCAATTTTTAAATAAGAATTAACATTTTCTTCCGTTAATGCAACTATTTCAAAATAATATCCATTATTAGTTTCTGGATTAACCAATATTCCTAGGCCTCCAGAGCCTCCCCCAATAGTTACGTTCTGATCTGGCTGTACTCCAGATATTTGATAATATGATACGCTACCAACTGGTGTTTGAGTTTTGTTTTCATTATTTTCTAGTTTACCTATAATTCTAATTCTAGTTCCAAAATGCTTATATGCATTGTCTAAATTTTTATAAATATATGAAACAAAATTTAATGGAGTTTCTGTAGTTTTAAAAGGTGGACCAGTCATTACTAGGGCTGATGATTGAATTGTGCCAGGCTTTGTAGAGCCCAAGTCATTAACCTCTGTTTCTGTTAAAAAATTTGTTGACATAAAGTTTTTTATAATACTGTTACGTGTAGTTTGTTTTGCCAAAGCATTATTAATTCCAGCGGCTCCGACAGTAGTTGCTGGATATGAAATATCTGAGTCTAAAGTTGTAGTAAATAAAAATTCAGATCGCATATCAATTCCATGAATGTTTTCATTATTAAGCCAATACTGTGGCAAGCCTGCCTCGTGGGATGTAATTGTAGTACCAAATTGTCCACGCCCATGTTCTACAACCGACCCAGTTTGCAATCTAGAAATACCGTTCACAGTTTGATAATATGGTGTAGCATATATACGAACTATCCCAGTAGGATATATTTTGCCATTAAAAGGCAAAGATGAAAAATATTTTTGATATTCTTGATTACTACTAATAAAAACATTGCCAGTTCCAGTTATATTAAACTCTACTGCATCATATTTTATTATTTCTCCATTAGAATAAAAATATCCTTGAAATCTACTAAGCCAATAAATGTTTTCTCCAAAATCCATTATATTGTTTATAATTTTATTATTAACTACTGTTGGAACAGTGTCAGAAAGATTAAAGTTTAATGGCATAGCACTTAAACTATAATTACTTTGATTTGAAGGAATTTCATTTATAGTTTTTGTAGTTTCTGTTCCAGAAACCTCCCACAATAATGATGGTTTATATATCCAGGTTTTATCTTTATCAATCATGTTCGACTGTCTAATTGACCCATAGGATCTTTGAATGTATCTGGTAGTATAGTTAATCTTTCCATCATTATATATTTTTTTGTCTTCTGATGCTATAGATATAATATTGGGCAATGTAGTAGATGGCAAGTTTTTATATATTCCAGTCTCTGTTTGAGAATTAGAGCCAGATAAAACAAAATCTGTGCCCCGATCTTCTACTGTTTCTGGCATAAGATAATCTTTGCTCATAATAACAAGATTGTTGTATTCATCAAAAAACATGGCTGTTTGTGTTGCAATTGCTAATTGATTCAAAACTTCTGCAACGTTTTGATCTGGTGCAATAAAGAAAAATGGAATAACCATTTCTGATTTTTCATCAATTCTTTTAAAAACATAATTACTAAATCCAATATAATCTAAAAGAGTTGCCACCGAAT